GAGTCAACAGGAGTTGCAAATTTCAAACGAAACTTGTACTCTTTCTGTTGTGCTTCAATATATTCTAGAAGTGTTTTCATGTTTAAATCCCCGATGCTTTATTTAGCACTAGTTTGTTCATAATTGGTACTATTACTTCTTCTGTAAAGAAGCCATAATTTGGTTTCGGTTGCCTACTACTGCACCCTGTGTTTCGATCATCCCGCCAGCTTGTACTTGTTTTGCCTGTGTTCTAAGTGCTTGTAACTGTAGACTAACTGTACGCAACTTGGTATCTGTCTTCTTAGTTTTGGCATCTAAGGCTGTTTGTAGCAAGCCTGCGGCTACACTTAGTAACTCAGCGGCATGACGTGCTTCTACGTTCATAGCTAAGTCTTTAATGTCTTTATATGTCTGCATTGCTTCTGCGGCAATGTCGTCCATTTCACCGTCGTGAAAATTAATGCCTGTTACTTGCGGTAATGCTGTTTCTACTTTTTGTTGTAGATCGTTACCTGCTTCAATTGCTTCATCTTGTTCAACTAATGCTTGGACTACTTCCTCGGGCGCTTCTGGTAAACCAGTGGGAGGTAAGTCAAACAATGCTTCTAGCTGTTTGTTTTGGCCTATCATTTTTTAAATAAATCCTTTTCGTTGACTACCCTAAAGAACAGTCCCATTTTTTGGCACCAGGCAGCGGCTGCTTTCCACTTAGCCATGTTCACAGCGATAGCCGCTTGATTATTTAAGTTGCGGCCAGCGGCCTCCTTAAAAGTTTGGCTACTGGGTTTGATTTCAATTACTTCAGCTTTGCGATTGCCGTTTTTATCTTCGTACACAATAACAAAGTCTGGTACGTAGATAGTGTTCTTGCCTGTTAATGGATTTTGGTATGGTATCTGTAGGCTTTCACTGGCCCATTGTATAATCGCAGGGTGATTATCGCAGAATTGCATAAACGCCAATTCCCAACTACTGCGGTATCTAGGTAATCTTTTACCAGTATACTTTTCTACGTTCTTAGGCGTAAACTGCCCGTTGGCCCATTTTCTCATACTACTAGTCTTGTAAACACTTTGTTTTCTTCTGGAGTGTCAGTAATACCGGTAAAGCTACTAGGAAATCTAGAAGTGTTAAGCAAATAACTTGCTAACTGAGATAACTCTGCACTTGGTTTAAAAGTGTTTTGGTAGATAGCAATAAAGAACGCTCCTCGGCCGGCACCGCTATTGTAACTAGCACTCATTGGATTGCGTGGTTTTGTTTCAATGATGCCTGGAGTTTCAAGGTTAATAGATTGTATTGCCCCACTAGTGTCAACAGTTAAGACTTTGACAGTAATCTCCTCGATAATACCTGGATACTTGAATCTTAGTATATCGCCTGCTGTATACCCTGTGCCTGCTTTTTGTATTTGCATAGTCTTGACTTCTAATACATCGCCGCCTCGGCGGATAGTATCTAATAAGTCTTCTCTAGTAACATTACCAGCGTCAATAGCACTGGTAATCATATTAGTGGCTAGAATTTCTGAAGTAAGACTATTAAACCCTTTACTTTCAAAGAATCCTTTAAGGATGTCTAATAAGTCTGGATCAATACTATAGTCACTATTTGTTAATTCAGTAACTGTTTTTTTAGGTTCGATGTTGCTTAATGCCATAACTTATCCTTAAGGCTTGCCTACTGGAGTAGGCGTGTTTGTAGCTGTACCAGTACTGTCTAGCGTTCTATTAACTGGGGCCGGATTCGGTGGTATCTTGGATACACTACCTGCAGGGGTTAGTTGATTTGAATTGTTCTTGCTAGAGGTAACGGTAGTAAAAGGTACTGACCTCGGTGCGGCTGAAATAGGTTTAGTAGTCTTACCACTAGTTGGAATTGTAAATGCCATATTAACCGCCACCCTTTTTAAACAAACTCTTAACTGCGCCTAGGCCAGTAATAATATCGCCCCCGGTTAAAGCTTCACCTCTTGAAGCTTTACCTAGAATGCCATCAACTTTATCAATGAAGCTAAAGAAGCCGCCTGTCTTACCTGAACCTGGGGCTCCGTGCCTATCGTACATTTGTACGTCATCTAAGATAGTCTTAGCATCAATCTGGTCTTTGTATGTAACACCTTCATAGACAATAGTAGCTGTGCAAGTTGCTGTACCTTGTGCGCTATAGTCAAATGTATCTCCGGCCCAGCTAACAATTTTTGGATTATGTAATACAATCATACTTGCTTGTTTATTGCCCAATGGATAGATTTCAATGGCCTTAAGAAAAGGAATGTTTTTCTCTCTGCCACCGTTAACATGGTAAGCACTGCCATTGAGTCCCCAGCTATAGTGCAGGTCGGTGATTTTCTTTTCGCCCTTATCTCCATAAACAATACCGTTGGCATATTTTCTAAATGCCTCATAAGCATCTGGGGCTTCTTTAGCCGGGGATGTATCTTCTGTCTTATTACCTTTGGAGTCTTTTTTACCAAGTAATTTTTTAAGGCCGCCGGTGATTGCACTTGATATTGCTTTTGTAGCTTTGTTTACTAATCCTGCAAATAGTCCCCCGCCCTTGCCATTTTCCCCGGCTGCTCTGGCATCATATGTTTTGCTACCATCTGCAAAATAATAAGCATAGTAGAAGTACCAGAATGTAGTAACAATGTCAGACATGTCATCATGGAATGTTACTGTTACCGGGTCGTACTTAATTTTCTTATAGTTGTAGCTAGCGTGATTATATTGATTAAGCGAACTATATTCCATATTGAACTTAGGTAGTTCAATACTTTTAGTTAGTACGCTTAGTGTATCCCTAACCTGACCTTTAAGTGGGTCTAGCCCTGCGCCAAATGCATCTTCATTAATGATAAAATTGACGTGGAATAAGCCTTTGTACTTAGGGGCACGGATCATGTCCCCGCCGACAAATACCTTAGTAGCATGGGTCCAATCTTGTACAATGCCTGACTTTAGGCCTTTAGGATTTGAATCACCCGCACCGTTAGGACCACCGCCTAACAAGTTGTTGATGGTGCCTTTGGCAATATCTTTTACAAAACTACTAATACCCATAGTATCTCCTATACAGTATTTATAGACATAAAAAAAGCGACTACAAATGAATGTAGTCGCTTTTTAATAGTTGCGGAGAGTTTAAAGATTAGCCTGTAGCTGAGCCAGGACCACGAACTTGATCGCTTGTAGTACCAACACCACTAGCGGCAGCACTACCACCAGGACCAGCAAGCTGTAGAGCATTGTCGTACTTGATAGTTAGTGTAATTTCTGCGGCTGCGTTTTCGCCATAAGCCATGTTACCGTAATCTGCACCAGCTAGGTAGCAACCGTACATTTCCCAAGTTTCTAATGTTGTTGGTTGATATGCACCATTACCGCCGTCTAGCATTTCAATACGAGTAATAAACTTGTAGTTTGAACCTGTTGAAGCACTTGCTTGCTCAAAGAAGTCCAACTGCTTCTGAATCTGCTCACCGATAACCTTGGATACACCACCTGTGTTTTCGTCACGTACTACTAGTGAAACGTCAGCCCATGTGTGGCGGCCTGCCAAGTTAACCTTGCTGTTGTAAACGTCTAGTTGGATGTTTTCCCAGGTTAGGTTAGGTCTTGTTACGCTAACAACTTGCTTTGTTAGCTCTGTACTCGCTGTTTTAATACCAAATCCGTCTAAAGTAACACGGAAGCGGTACTTTAGTTTTGGCATCAGCATACCTTGGGCGCTGGCGCTTGAATCGCTAGCAATAGGTACTGTAAATTTTGTTAAAGTTGTAATACTCATCTATCTCTCCCCATTTGGGTTATTACATTCATATTTAGTATCAGTCTTAATTATTAATTGGGGGGTGGTTTAGGCCCCCCAATTAATTTAAGCTAGTGATTCGCCTGTGTTCTTAATACGAATTGGGATATAGATGAATTCAATTGCCTTGACTGGCTTGATTGCAATATCTACATACAATTCATTACGATCGATACGCTCTGGTGTGTTGTTGCTGTCATCGCAAACAACTAAGAAGTCGTATAGTGCTCGTAAGCTGACTAACTCGCTAAAGAAGCTTTCTACTTGCTTCTTAACTTCGTTACGTGTTTGTTGATCGTTAGGTTCAAACAAGTATGGCTTAACTAAACGATCTAGTTGACGACGAATATAAACAACTAGTCGAGCAACGTTTACACGATCCATTGCGCTTGATGTAATGTTCAATGTCTTCTGACCGAATACTACAACACCGCCTGTTGGCTGGATAACGATTGGGTTTAAGCGGTTTTCGTACATAATGTCACGAACGCCCTGGCCTAGTGGTACAGGAACAAACTCGCCGTCTTTAATGTAACCTACGCTAGTAGCATTGTTAACAACACCACGACGTAAACCAGCCGGAGCAAACCAAGGATAAGCAACCTGGTCGTTCAATGCAATAGTACGTAGCATTACGTGACTTGCAGGAACTGCAACGTCTAGACCTGTTAGTTCACTAGCAAATGCGTTTGGATAGTAAACTGCGGCATACTCATTTAGAGTTGCTAAACCTTGCTCACTGTTTGTAGGTGCTAGGTTGGTGTTTGTCATCCATGCTTTTAATGAACTTGCACTTGGTGCTAAACGGAATGGAGGATCAACAAGAATAAACGCTGTATTCTTACGATCTGTGTT